CAACCAATCAACCAACCAACCAACCAAACCAACAGACATTAACCCAGTGTATCATGATTACACACCACAATAACTTAGGTAAACTTCTCGATTCGGATGTGTACTTCGCACCTAACTGTGCATTTGCGGAGTACACTCTTCACAGAAAGTTTAACAACGTGCCCATTGCTCTTAAGGGGTTCACTTTGCAGGTCGAAAAGCAAAAGCTACCTGTTCAAAAAGGACCCATTGTAGAAAGTGTGCCCGTAAATGTAACGCGCAATGATGCCGCGACCACATTGAATGCTGCAGCGAAACGTGTAGACGTTAAACCGCAGTATCACTGTGGCCCGGCTACTATCGAAGGTTATAGAAAATTATTGCGCATGATCGGAGAGCAAGGGCCTCTAATTAAAGTCACTGTTCCTGAAGTGGAAAAGTGGCTAAAAGCACAGAAGCCCGATAAAGAACTCCGCATGCGCAAATTGTTATCCGAGCCTCGATACTGGCAAGCCAATACGCGCGCAGAACTTTTTGCGAAATCAGAGACAACCCTTAAGCCTAATGGTTCTGACGCCAGAGTGATTCATCAATATGGCGATGAAGCGAATTTGGAATTCGGCATCGTTTCGAACATTCTGAACGAAAGACTGGCTCTGCGACTTTCAGAGGATAATGACACCTTCCACAATGTTAGAGTAATCTATCCTTGTGGTATGGGAGACAAAGAACTCGCAGAATTGAGAGCAAGGCAAAAGGGAGTAGTTATTGAAGGTGACTATTCAAACCAAGATGCAACACACCCAGTACAGGTACGTAGATTAAACGCGTGTGTTTTCAAGAGACTTGGTGCACCAGAATGGTGGCTCAGAGAGTACATTGAACAAGAGAATTGTATTGCCTATAGTCGTCAACTCGGTCTACAATGGACGATTAAAGGACAAAATCATAGTGGTGAATGCATGGTGACAATTAATAACGTTTGTCTCAATGCAGCCAACAATCTCGCGGCAACTGAAGTCATCAGCGATGATCAGGACCTTCGTGTTCTGGTGTATGGGGACGACGTCGAAGCATACACTACTGCTAGCGCAACGGCAGTAGCAGAAGCAACCAAGAATGCAGCAACTGAATCTGGTATGACCTACGAGTACCAAATTCCTGAGCGTAACAAATCTACATTCTTGCAAACTCGTATTTTTGAAGCGGA